AGTGCGGTGGTCATCTCACGGGACGTCCTTTTTATTTTTTTTTAGGCGCGACATCCGTGGCCATGTTTTCTGTCCACATCTGCAGAATCTCCGGCAGGATCGTGTAAATGTCGAACATCTCAAACTGTTCAAGCCATTCATCGATATCGTCCGGGATTGACGGGTCAGCATGCTTTGCCATGATGTAGGCGATGTTCTCAAACTTCTCCAGATTGTCGATGGCAATATCGGACATGTCCCCGTCTTTGTTCGCCTCAAAGTCCTTTTGCAGTTCGGAAATCTCTCGGAAAATGTCCCGTCCGAAGCGCAGTCTATACATTCTCGGTATGGCTGCGCTTGAACGGAATCTGACCTCGGTTCCCGCCACGTTAACCGTGCGTTCGCTCATTTAATCCCCTTAGCCTTTCTGATCAGTTTTAGGATGTAGCGCCGGGTGTAGCGCTGGATGCAGTAGCTACAGGCTCATAGACAGCTGTGTACCAGCCGGTATATGTAGCTGTTGTTACATCATCGCCGGTCTTTGCCTTCACCAGTCCGTCCGTTCTGGGCGTGCAGGTGATGGTCAGGCTCTCTGTCTGCGGCTCGATGGTCTCTTCCTTCGTCTGAGAGCCGACAGCAGGACGTCCGCAGGAGCAGTTATACATCACATGGCGGACCTGCGAAGCGTCGCCGGAAAACTCGAACAGCAGAGCAAATTTGACTGCCTCTGCGTTGTCGGCACGTTCCACCAGAACCCCGTTGGCGTCTGCCTTCTCGTTGAGGATGTCAGTGCGGAACCATTCGGGGATCAGAGCGATCTCAAGGTCTCCGCTGTAGCCGTTGTTGCCGGCCGCCATAAAGTAAACACAGTCGTCAGCATAGAACGGGGAATCCTCGCCCTCTGCTTCCAGTGACAGCGATACAGCACCGGGAATGGCGACGGGAGTAGCGTAGGTGTATGCGCCGTCTGTCACCGTCTGGATGGCGGCATATACATTCTTAAGGCCGTATTTAATCTTATTCTTAGGCATTAATTGATACCTCCGTGTAATAGGTGACCATGAACATTTTCTCGGAATCGATATAAGTTTCGGTCCTGGAAAACGCCAGGTCGTTCGCTGTCAGGACGGATTCGACCGTATCTTCCAGCGTAAAATCTTTTTCGTCTGTGTAGAGCTCAATGACAAGAGGGCGGATCCTGGCAAAATTAACATTGTCCGCTTTTACATCATTGTCTCCGCTGTAATAAAACGTGATAAAAGGCGGCTGGATTCCTGTGTCTTCCTCAAATTGGTAATAAGCACAGGGGATTCCGACCGCCTCGATCATGGCTGCTATTTGTTTGTAGGTCATAGTTTTAATCTGACCTCCGTTTCAAAGGCCTGCGTCAGTTCTGCCTCGACGGGAGCTATATGCGTCCTGCCGGATACTCTGCCGCCGCCTCGTTTTGCGTGTCCGTTCTCCAGCAGATGCGGAAGTCCGGGGGTTTTGTTGTAGATGGTCGTAACATTCCCAAAGCGCGTCTTTTCAGTCTGATATGACCATCCTGACGCATATTTGCCGGTACCGCCGAACGAAGCCTTGGACGATGCCCGAAGCGCCTTAGCGCCCTTTTGTCCCATCTGTCTGGTAATGGAATCGACGTTGTCCACAACTTCATCGGCATATTCCGCCAGTATCTTCTGGATATCACTGGTCAGACGTTCAAGCGGTGTCGTTGCCATTGGTACCGCCTTTCCGCTCACAGTACAGCTCTACCTTGCCGGAATTGGCGCGATAAGTACGATATACGGAATATCTGACGCCGTCCCGAATCAGGATTGTCTGGCCGTCATAATCAAGAGCGACCATAACAAAGCGGAACTGCGGATTCAGACCGTTCCGACCGCCTTCGAATATCTCCTGCCCGTAAAGGGAATCATAATATCCGTAGACGGTCTTCTGGGCTTCTGTCTTCCGGCGTACTCCGTACTCATCTTTTGCATATGACGTGCTTACAAGTACGGCAGATTCAGGTGTCCTCATATCCCGCCGCCTTCCTCAGCTCGTCCACCTGCAAGCGGTAGTCCTGCTTGTTTGCTTTGATGTCATTCGAGTCGATACTGAACTTCCATCTGGTAAATGACCGGACGCAACCAAGGACGCAGGGGTCTGACTCGTCACACGCGACATACTCCGCTACGCCCTTGTTGACCATGTCGGCCCGGCACTCTTCGATGATGTCGGCAATCTCCCGGATGACATTCTCATCTGTGGATACCGTCCTCACCGCAAATTTAATCTTATTCAGATATTCACTGCTTACGCTCATGCCGGGCCTCCTTCACTCAATCAGCCTGCTGACGCTGCCTGCTTGATGACCTGCATGCCGTTAAGGACTACCAGGTCAGCATTTGCTGTCTGAGTGCCCTTGATGCCGATCATATTGCGTTTGAAGTAGTCGCCGCCCTCGTCGGTTTCGACGGCGTAATTGCCCCACATGGGCATGTCGATCGTGCCGGGCTGGCCGTAGAACTGTGTTCCTGCTGTCAGGCCATCAAGGATCCTGAAGGAAACAGCCATGCCGCCTTCCTTGATGGTGCCGGCGGTGTTGGACTCGTCAGAGAATGTGATCTCATACAGGGCCCTCTTTTCATTGGTGCCGCGAACAGCGCCCAGAGTAGCCAGGTCAGCCTGGGAGATATAGAGCTTGCAAGCACCCTTGCCTTTGATGGGGCGGAATCCCAGGACAGTATTGCGCAGGAAGTTCTGATCCAGTGCCCTGGAGAAGATGGCCTGTTTGAGGCTGGAAGCCTGGATAGCGGCAATGATCTTTGCGGAAGCGGTATCTCTCAGGGCTGCCACAGCCGCATCTTCGATAGCGCCCTGGTAATCCAGGGGAGACTGCTTCTTGACCTGCTTGGAGATCTCATCCAGGATGCCCCATTCTGCAGGGTTGATGTCGACATAGTTAAATGTTGCGCCGGTTCCGCCGACAGCCTGACCCTCTGTGACTGCTGCAGCAGTAGCGCCGGTAGCCTGATAAGCGGCTCTCCATGTGCCTACGCCGTTCAGCACGAAAGCATGGACATCGTCCACGATATCGGCTGCAGAAGCGGCAAGGCCGTTGATTCCGCCGACGTTAGTGGGCTTTGCGATATGGCCGGTAGACAGGAGCTGTCTGGTCTCCATGATCATTCTGCCGGTTCTCATAAATTCATCGGATTTGGACTCTGTTTCGGGAGTCACGACGGGAGTGCTGTTGTTAACATCAAGTGCCATCTTTGCACGTACCTCCATTTCTTCGCGGTTAAGCGCTTCGGCTTCGGTGGTGATCTCCGCCAGGCGGGTCTCAGTTACGTCTTCTGCGGTTGCCTCTGTGGTCAGCTCCGCTCTTTTTGCCTCGATCTCTTTGAGGCGTTCCATGTGTTCGGTCATGTCAGACCTCCTTATGATATTTGTTGATGGCCGCAAGCGCTTTTGCTCTTGCTTCCTGTATCGCAATGCTCTTAAGTCTCTCCGCTTCAAACTCTGCGATCACTCCGTCGCACCAGTTCCGAGCACTGATTTCTGTCCCATCATTTGCGGGAAGGGATACCGCAGAAACATCGTACAGCTTACGGTTCCGCGTTATGGTCCGCAGGATGTCCACAGTACCATCTTCCTTGTTTTCGGTGATTTCCCGCTTATCTTCATCGACTGTAAAGCCGAAAGACATCTTTGTGATATACCCGCCCCGGATTTCATCGTATAGCTGTTTGCCGGCCTCTGTGCCGCCTAAATCAGCCGCGATAAACAGGCCATGGTCATCTGCCTTAAGCTCCAGTGTTCCATTGCTCTGACGGGCAAATACACGGCCCTGGTGGTCAAACTGCATGATGACGTCTGACATATCGCACTCGTCAAAGGCGTGCGGGTCAATCTGCTCTCTCAGGGTATAGCCGTCAAAAGACAGCAGTTCGTAAGGCTCATTAAAAGTGCAGGCATAGCCTTCGACCTTATAGGACGGCTCCGGATTCTCTTCCTCGACCGCTTTGGCCCTGACTTCCATGCGCCGGTATTCACGGCCTGCTTCAATCTTCCGCAGGATCTTGTCCATCTTCTTCTGTTCCATCTGTATTACCTCCGGTATCAGCACCGATCTGGTACTTACTCATATCGGTTGATTTAATATAGTTCAGCGACACGTAAGAAACATCTCCGTCATCTGTCGGAGGATACCCTAACAGCTCCAGATACTGGTTCTTCGTCAGCAGGCCGATTTCCTTTGTGTTCTCAATCAGCTTCAGTTTGGTCTCCCATGATGCGCCGGTAGCAGCTCCCGACGTGACGATGATGGCATTGCCAAAATCCTGCTCGCGCCGGGTGAAAAGCGCTTTTGTAAAAGCTTCGCCCATCTCTTCCCAGAACGGCTCCACGATTGAATCAAAGTAGTTCATCATGGTCTGCTCTTCTGCCGTATTATTCACGACCTCTTCGGGCGTCCGCCAGAATGTGTAAAGGCGCTTTTCCAGCTCTTTCATCTGGTCTGCATCTGCCGCCCATGTAGCTACATTCAACGGCGTATAAGCCTCTGTGGCGTCCAGGGCGACTATTCCGCCGGTATCCTCTGCCTCTTTAACACGCTTGGCAAAGTCCTTCTGGGCCTTTTCGGCGCTCTTCGTGGCAAGCATGGCGTTCTTCTGGGTGAACAGGCCGTGCACCTTGTTAGAGACCGCCATGGCCTGCCGGAGCGATGCGTACATGTTCTGCATCATTTCCAGAGAGCCGTCAAGCGCTCCGTTGCCCTGACTTGCGTAAGTGCTTCCGTCATACTTCCGCCGCAGGACGACCAGATCACGCATATCGACGATGACCTGTGCGCCTTCCGGAGTGCGGAGCGATACGGCGTAACCGGTACCATTCAAGAGCTTGCGAATCTCAAACTGCAGATAGACAAGCGGCCAGATTTCTACGGGCCTCATGCGGTCGTCCCACCGTATCCATGCAAATGCCGTATTGGTCACCTGGGCCTGCCACGCCATCGCATACTTAAATTCCTGCGCCGTCATGACCGGATTCGGGCGGGCAAACAGCTTGGAATACGGTGAATTGCGCTTGATCTCTTTTATCCTGCCGCTGTCATCTTTCAGAACATGCAGGACCTGCCCTCTGGCGATATGTGTCGCATTTGTATCAATCGTTGCCACACATGTGGCGTCCTTTTTCAGGTCTGCATTTACGACAGCGGACCGTGTCCCGTAGCCAGCCAGATAGCCGGTCTTATCGCCTCTCAGGCTGTTGATAAAATTTGATAAAAAACCCATAGTTCCATCACCTCAAATACGGGATAAACTCTTCGCTGTGATTCTGCAGTCCCGTCCATGCGTTCAGCAGGCTGACCATTCCGTCTATCCGCCTGTTGCTTGCCGTCTTGACCGGCTGTATTGATTCAATGCCCTCTTTGTTGAGGGATTTTTTGGCTGTATTCAAAAGGCACCACCGAAGCATCGGGTTATTCTGGTAGATGATGCGGTGTTCTTCAAAAGCGCCCTTCATTAGCTTCATCGGATACGTCCATGTGAACGGGCCCTGGCGGATTTTCTCCATGTTAAAGCCGTATTCAGTCATCTGCGGCGCCCAATAACCGGACAATGCGGCGTCGTAACAAATCCATAGGGGCCGTATATCATGCACCTTGACCATTTCCACGAACCAGTCAGAAACATCGTTATAATCAACCGTAGCGCCCTCACAAATCTTAAGCCAGCCACGTTCCGCCCATAGCCTATATGGCGCTTCTTTGTCGGACCGGTGCTTTAAATCTTCGGGGGCAAGTTTGCTTTCCGGGATAAAATATTTTTGAAGAACATAATAGTTATCATCGCCAGGCTTCATGATCAGAAGCGTGGCGCAGGTCAAATCCGTTGTGGCTGATAAGTCACATCCGCCAATGGCATACGAATGTTCCAGGAAATCTATCGGAACAGTCTGCGTGTTGACGGCCTCTTCATAGGTCAGCCAGCCTTCGTTACTGTTCTCCGGCATGTTGAAATCTTTAGTCAGCACTGTCGGCAGAAATTCCGGGTCACGCTTCGCCCTCTCAACATGCTCTTCAAGCGTCTTAAGGCTCTTGATTTTTCCCAGTCCCGGATTAGCTTTCTCCCAGCATTTCGGGTCCGTCCATTCGTCCCTGCTGTCCAACTCATAAAGCAGGGGCAGGAGTCGATAATCATGATAGCCGTCTTCCCACAGCGC